AGAAAGGGCCGTCCGGATTGCTCCGAACGGCCCTCCATCCCATGGCCCGGTTTAGACTCCCGGTCCCACTGCCGCTTGGCTGAAACCGTCGCGTGGAAGCATTATCCACACCCTGCTGCGTAATGCGGCGGCCGGTAGCATCCCTCGGCCTGAATCAGCCTCGCTCCACCCGACTCCCCGGCCGGTCCCTCCGAGGGTACCGGAATTACGGCCGGATCAATGTCGCCACAGGATTCTTTAGGCGACCGGCGTCCTTGCGGGCGCAACCGCCGTCTTCGCCTGCCCGAACATATTCGCGATATCGTGCAGGTGAGTTTCGAACACTGCAAGCTTACCGACCGCGTCCGGGGCAGCCTGGACAGCGGCGGCCATCTTGAGGCCGGTTTCCACGATCGGGATGAACGGCACCACAATGGCGCCGCCCGGAATGAATCCCGCAATCATGGTGATGACGGGCGCGATCATTTCGAGGTCGACTTCGACGGTGTTGAGATTGAAGGTTGGAATTGCCGGCAGTGCCGGGACGGCGGTTGTGGTGGTCATGATGGCCTCTTTGGGTTGCGCAGGTGAAAGTGGTGCAGATTGCAGTACAACAAGAACTTCCACGGGCTTTTGTGGTGCAATTGCATTTGCCACGTCCGCGTCGAGCGTCATCAGCACTTTGAGAATGGTAAGCGCGCCGGGCTGTGCCGATACGGCGGCGGGATCGTAGACGTGATCCGCCACATACTTCCCCGCCGTGTACTTGTTCGACCACGACGCCAGATACGGCGACACGATCGGCTTATCGAGATAGCCGCCGCCGTTGTACTTTTCGAGCTGATAGGCGATGCGCTCGATCGGCCATTCCTTCACCTTATCGAGATCGTCGAAGATCAGCGCGTCGGCCGCGCTCACCATGAAGGTGAATGGTGGCAGTCCAGGCGGCCGTCCGGCCGGGACGCTGACGGTGCGGGCGGTCAGCGGGTCACCATTATGCAGATGGGAGTTGCACAGCCCGAGGTTGGGATCGTGCTCCATCTGGTCGATCAACGCGACGACGAACCACACTTCCGGCCGGCCCCAGACCGCTGCCGCAACCTGGCTGTAGGTTGCCTTATGTGAGATAAGGACGTTGCAGATCACATTCAGCGCCGCAATCCGCGCCGGCGCCGGCTCAAGCTCCGCCCACAGCCTGGCGTAGGAGGGGGCCAGACCGGCGAAGCTCGGATATGTCATGGTTATCCTCTCGATCCCGGCAAGAAGCAGCTCGGCGCCGCCCAGTTTACCGGCCACCATAGAATCGCGTAGCCGACCCGATTGGTCGCCTTGACGAGCTGATCGGGCTGCATCTTCCACCAGGCGCCGCGGGCGAAGACATCGAACGTCCCGTCGTCATTCTCGCGCCACTCGGGATCTTCCAGGCGGACACCGTCGGCATAATCGCAGCATGGCGTGCCGGCTGCGGAGCGCAACGATTTGAACCATTCCGAGGTGACCGGGTCGTGGCCCCACCGGCCGGTGTCGCGGGCATAGGCCGGAATCAATCCGCAACCGGATTGGGCGAATAAAAAAGCCGCCAGGATGGCGGCCGTTGCGATTTTCATGCGCATGAAGGTTTCACTTCTGAGGGTTTCTCGAAGAGTTTCGAGTGGCCTTCCGGGAATCTAGCGCGAGTTCGAGTAAACGGCGAATGGCTTCCGGCCGCGAAGGCACCGGCTTCTGCTCCAAAATCCACAGATCAAGCCGTCTTTCCAATTCCGGATGAAGACGCAGCCCTACATTCGGCCCGATGCCTGTTGGCGGCCGGCCACGTCTACGTTTTTTTTCATCTTTTTTGGTATCGGCTATTGACGAACTCATGAAATGTTGGTATCACTTAATCATCGACAAGGCAAGAGGAACCCGGACATGACCAGTCTGACATCAGACCAAATTGAAAAGTTCCGCCTCGCAACCGCAGCCCACAATGCGAGCGGCTACGAGGAAGACGCCACGATCGACGATTCGCTATGCAGCGAGGATGACGTTACCGCCACCACCGAAACGCTGGCCGATTTCATCAAATCCCGCGGCACGCCCGCAAATATTGAAAAATATAGCTTTGCGACCCTGTACATTTGGGAAAATCAACAAGCCCGGAAAGGTGCGCGGCGCGGCGATCTTTACGTGATGGATTTTGGTGATCGCAGGGCAGCCTATTTTTCCGGAGAAACATAAAAATTGCAGAGCGCGAGGCCACAGCCCCGCGCTCGATTTGATGGCCGAAGCCTTGTTAACCGGCGCCCCGGCGCCGGCAACTCTATGAACACTCGGTCTAACATCACACACCGCTCGCCAAGACGGACCTCGCTGCGTACGAAAAAATTTTCATATCCTTGGCAAAATAACGCTTGACAACTCATCCATCCTCCTGTACACACAACACTGTCAACTAAGTCAACACTTCGCTGGAGAGCAACAAATGACCAATCATCCCAACCGCAATCAGTATCGCTATTTTAAGGTCTGTCCGCGCGGATTCGCGAACGAGAATACATACTACCGTGTTCACTTGGGCGAAGTAGCGGAAATCGAAAAAGAATTTCAATCCTACGACGACGAACACATGATGGAGGGCGGTTATGCGGGATGGACCCGCGACAAAATCGCTCGCAAATCCGGGGTTGCGATCAATTGGGCTGATCGCGATCGATATTGATAGCCTGATCCTACCGGCGGCCTCCGGGCCGCCTCCCCACCGACCGGAGAAGACAAGACAATGACTTTAACTGCAACGGACCCCGAAAACAAGTGGCTTTCGGGGTCCGTATTAGATGGATGGGAGGTCTAACCGCACGTCGCGGCCATCCGTTCGCCGTTGCTTGCGGTCACAAACATGATACGCGCCGGGAAGCGATCGAGTGTGCGGGAAATTTGTTTCACGCCGAACCCGGCAGTATCGTCGCCGAAGAAATCGCCAAACATTCCGGAAGTTGACGTGACGGCGACCGCATGTCCACCGGTGTCGGATAAAACTGTAAACGGGGACGGCCATGGCCATATGGACGGACGAGCGGATGGAGCAACTTAAGAAGCTGGTCACCGAGAAACAATCCGCCACGCAAATCGCGGCGGCATTCGGCAACATTTTCACGCGCAACGCCATCATCGGCAAGGCGGGGCGGCTCGGCCTGCAACTTATGGGCAAGCACCCATTTCACAAGCCGGGACTGTCTGCGTTTGCGCCCCGCCGCAAGCCGGCCTTCGCGGTCGCGCCGTGGAGCGACAATGCCGCGCTGAAGACACCGCCGGCTTTGCCGCCGCCCCCGCCGGAGGTCCCAAGCAGCAAACGGTGCCGATTGGTCAACCTCAAATTTGGACAGTGCCGATTCCCCTACGGCGACGTAGCGCCATTCGAGTTTTGCGGTGAGCGCACTTATGCCGATGGCGCGTCCTGGTGCGCCGAGCACAGCCGCATCGTCTACCAACGAAGAACCTAGCAGGAAACTCGAAATGCAATGGAAAACACGATTAAAGCATGCTTTTCCCTGGGATGACGATAAAAAGCATGCTTTTCCGTGGAACGCCAAGAAAGAATAAAGCATGCTTTCCCTAATTAATATAAATGTCCGCATTCGTCTCGATGACTTCTTGCCGGACTTACGAGCCCTGTTTATCGATAACAACGCAGGGCCGCGACTGATTGATACGCTTGACGAAGTAATTGAGATAGTAAGTGAATTCAACAACAATTCAACTCTTTATGATAAAGTAGACGAACTGGAAGAAGAACTTATGAAAATAGAAAGCATGATCTCGGCGAGCTATGAAGAAACGGGTATCTGCGTTTGTGGCAAAGTCGAAGCTGATGGCATACGGTGCCGATTCGGCGCGACGCACCGACCACGTACCCAGCCGCTCCCGTGGATAGCCGCGCCACGCCCGGCGGAAGTACCGCCCGTGCATGAAAATAAAGCATGCTTTCCATGGGAACCGAAGTCATGACCTACCCCTGGGAGGCTCCGGAACAGTCCCTTGAAGAAATCGTGCACGCGATCCAAAGAGACATGATGTTTGCAGTGTCCCATACGGCTGTCCTCGTCCGTAGCAGCATGCCGGAGTTACGCATGGTCACAAATACGGCCAGAGGACAGGAAATACCGAAAGGATTGTGCACCTATAACGACGGAACAGTGGTCGAATTTCAAGATATCGGCATGCCGCAAATTGGCGTGCCGACGATGACAATGCAGGAATTGGTGCAGACGGTGCACGCCAAAGCAACGGAATTGGGATTGTGGTTGCCATGACGATATCTGCATCTGGATATGTGCGAGAGCCAAATGAGCTGTACGAAACGGAACCGTGGGTAACAAGAGCGCTGTTGCGACGATTTCCGCCTCTGCGTGGCCGCAACATATGGGAACCCGCGGCCGGAAATCATAAAATCGCCGACGTATTGCTGTGGGAAGGCGCGAATGTATTCACGTCGGATATCGTAGAGTATGACAAAAAACACGATACAATACTTGATTTCATGAAACCGATGGCGGGCATGTCGGCATACGACATAATTACTAATCCACCTTACGGACCGGGCAATAGAATTGCTGCACAATTTGCGCGGCTGGCATTACAACGAACCGAAGGCTGGATTGCGCTGTTACTGACCGCTAAATTTGATTTCGGTAAGACCCGTCGTGATCTGTTTGCCGACAACCCACGTTTTGCTTTCAAAATCGCTCTTACGGACAGAATTCAGTGGTTTCCGGGCGAAAATTCCGGTACTGAAGATCATTGTTGGCTGGTCTGGGGTCCACGTAACATGCTTCTCACGACGCCTGTACTTTATTATGAAGGAAAATAAGTATGAAATGCTGGCCTCTGACCGTCATTCGTACATCTGCGCTGTTACCGGCAAACTGTGCGCGGGAACTGACCACCGTGCATGAAACGCGCAAGTTATCGGAAACAACAACTAATGCATGTTGGTACGTTACGCGGCGTACCAAACCCATCGACATGACCGGACTTATTATATCGATATCAAAGGATGATCCGGTACCGAAATTTAGCTACATAAAAAAGCCGCCGCTCGATCAGTGGATACGCCTGGAACGCGTCGTCGTCATAGACATGGCCGGAGACGGACTCGCAATCGTCATGAGCACGTTGCATTAATATTATGTTCATCCCGCGCAAACATCAAATAGAATGTGTCCAAGCGCTTACATCCTATTCCGCCGGCCGTTTCAGTGTCGGCGAAGCGTGCGTCGCGTCCGGCAAATCCGGAATATTGGGCATGCTCGCGGCGCATTACAGCCAAACCGGTCGCGTCTTGATTGTCGCGCACAACAAAGAATTGGTAAAGCAGAATGCAGCGGCCGCACGTTTGCTAGGTTTGAATCCCGGCATTTGTTCGTCATCGATCGGCACTAATGCATTTGCACGCGTGACAGTTGGTACGATCGGCACCATCATAAATCGAGTGCGATTATTCCGTGATGTTGCCGCTATCCTGGTCGATGAAGTGCACCGCGTCCCACCGGCCAAGTCTTCGCAATATCGCCGGCTGTTCGAGCGAATACCTAACGCCAAGGTGCATGGCCTGACTGGGACGCCATTTCGCGCGGACGGGAGCGGCGATCTCGAAAAGACCTTTGGACCAGTCATATTCCGATACCAATTCCTTGACGCCCTACGTGATGGCTACGTCAAGCCACTGGTACCGGTGGACGCAGGTGAAGACGAAACTATTGACATAGAAGGCTTGAAGACTACGGCCGGTGACTTCGATCTTGATGAAATGGCGCCGCGAGCAATGCAGCTTGCTCCGAGCCACGTACGCACAATCTTGGAAGTTATGCAAAAGATGCACCGTCGCCGCGTGTTGGTGTTTTGTTGCAACATTGCGCATGTAGACAAGCTAGAACAGGAATTTAAAAATCATACCGCTTCCGTCGCAGGAGTTCATTCAAAGTCCGTGGTAGGCAAACACGATAGAGCAGTCGATGCGTTCCGAAAAGGAAACGTAAAAATCCTAGTATCCTGCAATATGTTCACCACGGGATTCGACGTGCCTGATATTGACTACCTTGTCTTTTGCCGGGCAACGAAATCGGCGGTATTATACGCGCAAGGACTCGGACGAGGTGCACGGCCGACGCCATATGCAGTTAATTGCCTAGTGTCTGACTTTGGCGGCAATATTGCACGACATGGCACCTTAGACGCTGTTATTGCGTCGCCTGGTCGAATGCTGGAATGCGACGACTGTGGAGAACATTGGGAAACGTGGAAACACGGCAAAACATGCCCGAAATGCGGAACTTTGCACAAAAGCGCGCCAAAATGTAAAGCATGCTTAGAACCGTTCGATTCTTACTACCATGGCGTGCGTTGCCCTCATTGCGGTACGCAGCAATCCGAACTTAAACAATGCGCCGCGTGCAAACAACCGTATGCCGCATTTTTACACCCTAATTGCCCGCATTGCGGCTACGATAACAGTGCGATTACATCACCCGGCAAAGACCTTAAAACGCGCGGTGGCGAACACGAAGCCGTAAATGTGCGTAAGATCATCGAAGACAATCCGTGGCAAGCAATCGTGTCGCCACCAGTCAAGCACAATGGCGGATGGTTACTCACAACGAAATTTACCACAGCATTATGGAAATATGAAGTACTACCGAATGAACCGCATTCGGTCTACATCAAACGATCAACAAACGGTCGATATGTCGCGGCCGGGATTTATGACGTAAATGGACGGATTTACTCCTGATGAAACGGTAGGGATGTATCATGAAAACATACTTCGCTTCTGAAAACTGCGTATACTATGGTTATCAAGGTCACAGAGATGCATGGGAACTGTTCTTGACTGTACACCCGATGAAAGATGAACTTAAAACAACGCAGCAACAAGCTGCCACGCTTGCGTCTTTACTCAATAATGACGCAAGTTTAAGATACCGCGTTACAGAGCGTCAAAACTGAAAATAGGACTTGACGTACTTTTGTTTTTAGTGTCATACACGTCATGTCGATCGACAAACAGGAGAACTGACCAAATGCAACTTATTTTTGATAGCGTTGACGAAGTGAAGAATTTCGTCAAGGAACACCTCAAAGGCACACGCCGCGGCAAAGGCGATAGTGAAATCGACGACGCAGTGCAAGCACCGGCGCCAATTCAGCCTCCGACCGCGTTCGCCCCGACACCGAGTACGGGCTTTCCTGCGGCTCCCGCACCGAACGTGAGCTTCCCTGCCGCGTCTCCGGAAGCTACGGCACTGGTTACACGTATCAGCGTAAAAATTGATAGTGCAATCGCGGGCGGTCAACCGCCGGATGCCGTCCTGAGTTGGTTTCGGCAGCGTTGCGGCGCGGAAGCTGCCAATGCGACCCTTAACCAAATCAAGGAACATTTCCTTGCTAGGCTCTCCATTCCGCAATTGGAAGAGACCGCAAAACTGATGGGCGCGTAAATTCACCTATTCAGCGGAGTCCGGCTTGCCGGGCTCCCAATACGAAAGGACATCATTATGAGCGTACTTGATTATGTTCACGTTCCGGATCGTCTCATGCCTGTCGATCTTGATGCGGAGCATCGTCGCCGTGTCACAAAACAAGATCAAATGCTGGCGGTTGAAAAAACACCGCGTGTAATCGATTTTGATCTTTTAGAGCGACAGATTGTCAACGATCCGGAACGTGAACATGCTGCTGCATTCCTGCAATTGACTTACGGCGCTGTCATAAGCATGTGCCGCAGAATCGAAGGTAAGTCGCAGAATATGGATTATGACGAAGATGTAGCAAAATTGGCGGAAAAGATGTACCGTGCGGCGATGTCAAAAATGGCGGAGGACACCGGCAAATGATTACCCTTCGTTTCGTTGGTGGCAATGATACCATCGCCGAGCTCATTCGCGCCGGCAGCTATGGCTATTGGGCAACCCACACGGAAGCCCTGATGCCGGAAGGCACGTTATTGGGTGCGCACTTCGACGGCGGTGTGATGGCGCGTCCGCGCGGTTACGACGCCGATAAGTTCGATCGTGAGGAATATGTACAACTCGTAGCGATACGTTCTATCGAGGATGCCTTCCACACCTTCCTGCGCAGCCAACTTGGCAAGCTCTATGACATGGAGGTAATCGAGGCCATCGCAGCGAGTGCCTTGATTGGCGAGCGCGACTGGCGAACTCCAGATTCCTGGATATGCTCGGAATTGATTGCCGCGGCCTTGGAAGCTTGCGGTTGGTTGCCGAAACTTGCCACCGATATCAATCATCTGACTCCGCGCGACGTGCGGCTGATTCTGAGCGGCCGGGGGTACTGATTTCATGAGCAAGCACGAAATCTTTTCTGCATCATCGGCCGCAACATGGCTCGAATGTTCATGGTCCGCGTTGAATGCCGTTCCGGAACCGCCTAAGAAGGCGAGTACCGCCACGGCTGCACAATCCGGCGTGGAAAAGCATGCTTTAATGGAGGCCGGCGACAATCCGGAAGTGGAATCGTTTATCGCGCAGCTTGAAGACCCGGATTCTACCGTACGAGAATATCGTGTGTTAGTTACGGACAATTGCGGCGGCACACTTGACATATTCTCATGGAATAGCCGAATCGCCACGATCATTGACGCTAAATTCGGTAAATGGGACGTTCCTGCGTATCACAACAAACAACTACTTACCTACGCCGCAGCGTTACTTCCTCACAATGATGCCGAATGGTGGCGCCTTGTGATTTTTCAACCGGATGGCCTGGACGAAGACCCTTGGAAGCAATGGATGACGCATCGATCCGAAGTGGAGGCGCACCGCATGCGCATTCTCCGGGCCGTGGCCGATCGTAGCGCACCGAAGCCCGGTCCCCACTGCCGTTGGTGTCGCGCCTTCCATGTCTGCCCGGCTATGTCTACCGATGCAGGCTTCGTCATGGGTGCCATGACGCGCCGCGTGGAAGATTTGACTACTGACGAACTTATGCGACTGTTACGGCTGATTCGCGCCCTTAGCGACGTGAAGGACGTTTACGAGGAAGCCCTGACAAAGCGATCCGATGCGGTGCTAAAACCGGGCCGTAGCTTCCGTGCCTGGAACGACCCAATCCAAGCCGCAACGTTCCTGACACAACATTACGGCCCAAAGGGCGTCAAACCGGTAACACCTGCACAAGCTGAAAAACTTGGACTTAAAGGCAAAAAATATGCCGCGGTAGCAGTTCATAAACCCGAAGCACCAATGAAAGCGAGTTATTGACTTCTTGTCCTAGCTAACGTAAGTACGCATCACTGACCAACTGAGCAGAGGATGAAATACATGGCACAGAGACAGTATGAACAATTCACACTTTTCAATGTTCGTATTACTGATATGCGACATCTCTGGACACCAAGTGATACGTTCAAAGGGCAAAAACAACAAAAGCCCAATTACTTTGCCGGTTTTATCTGCCCGAAGACGCAGACGACGTGGCATGCCGAGCCGGGACTGGCCGGACTGGTTCTAGCACTCGGCAAACTCTATGCCAATAACCCGCAACTCGTTGATTTCCGGATCGAAGATGGCGACCGGCCAAACGCCGAAGGCAAGTCATCCGAATTCGCCAAGGGGCATTGGCTGTTCAATGCATCGACCGGTGCTCCTCCGACTGTCGAGATCGTACAGCCCGGGGGCGCTCTTGCGAAGCTCACCGGTAAGATCGGTGTCAAGTCCGGTGATTATGTCATGGTCGGCGGCACCGCAGCCGTGAGCGGCCAAAACAATAGGGCAGCTAAGCTGTATTTGAATGCCGTCGTGTTCTCTGCACCGGGTGAGGAAATCGTATTCGCTAATTCCGTGAGCGGCGCCGAGCTGATGGCACAGGCTCAGAAGCAGGGTTTGCAGGTCGCCGGATTCGGAGCACCTCCGGGGGCGCCGGGTTTTACTGTCCCGCAACCGGGGAACTTTGCACCTTCGAATCCGGGATTTGCGACGACGGGTGCGCAATTCACGGCACCTAGTATACCAACTAATCCATTCGCACAGCGATAATTTAGGACCGCCCTTACTCGACTGAAAAGTAGAGTTCAAAAGTCCACGACGATGGAAAGGGCGATTTTAAATGTCTGATTTATTTGTTGATCTTGAAACACGATCGCGCATCGACCTTAAAGCGGCCGGTGCGCGACGTTATGCTGCGGACCCGTCAACGCAAATAACAACGGCCGTTTGGCAATTCCGCAACGTAATGAAAACGGCGTGCACGGTGCATTCGCATCTTGGCACGCACACGATAACTGTGCTCTATGATGATATCCGAACTTGCAGTCGTTTTGTGGCCCACCATGCCAATTTCGATGTAAACGTACTGCGTCGGCAAAATCCTTTTGTCGAAATCCCGCTTTCAAAAATCGACTGCACGATGGGGCGCGCGCAAGCTCTCGCGCTACCCGGCGGTCTGGATCAAGTGTGCACTGCACTCGGTATCAAAGGCAAAGACCCGCGCGGTCGTGCGCTCGTTACGGCAACATGCAAACCGCAACGGGACGGTACATTTAACGAAGACCCGCAAACATTTCGTGATTTGCTTGAATACAATGTACAGGACGTGCGTTGTCTGATTGAATTAGATAATCGTTTGCCGCCACTTTCCGAAAATGAACGGCTCGTGTTTGAACGGACATGGCGCAAAAACGAAATCGGATTACCGATCGACATCGAACTGGCAACTGCGATCGCATTGCGCCGACAAGAAATTGAACAGGAAACCGCACAAAAATTGATAGAATGGACCAGTGGTGCGGTCACGAAGCTTTCGCAGCGTCAGCGGATCATGGAGTGGTGCAATAGTGGAAACCGTGCCGCCGGGTTGGAGAGCACGCAGAAGCACGTAGTCGCGGATAAGCTCACGGATGATAATCTGCACCCGGATGTGCGATTGGTTTTGGAGCTGCTTGCGGCGGAAGGTGGTTCTGCACCGCTGAAAGCACAAGCTTTACTTGATCGCCACGTGAACGGTTTTTACAAAGACGCCACTCGATACTTCGGTGCTAGATCGGGCCGCGGTACATCAGAGGGCGCCAATCTTTTCAATATCGCCCGGCCGTCCGGTAAATACGACGGCAAAAATGGCCGGCCGACTATAGACAGTATAATTCATGGCTTAAAACAAGGATTCCGCTACGATAACAAAGCATTAACTGACTGTTTGCGAGGTTGTATTGTAGCGCCTCCGGAATGGATGATTTGCGATAACGATCTTGCAAATGCCGAATTGCGTATTGCACTTTGGCAAGCTAGCGATCGGGGGCGCCTAGACATCCTGTCATCCGGCAAAGATTTGTACATGCACAATGCTGTCGATATGTTCAATTTACCTGCGCACGCCACAAAAGAGACTTACCCAAAAGAACGTCAAGCAGGCAAGAGTTTGACGCTCGGTGCCGGGTACCAGCTTGGATGGAAAACGTATCTGGCATTTTTGATAAAAACAGCCGCGGAAACAGGATTGCGCAAGCACGAACTGACGGAATTAAAAGCACGGTCAGATATCGAAGGGTATCGCAAAATCAATCCGAAGCTCGTGCAACTTTGGAACGACCTGGCTGACGCGTTCAGGTTTGCAATTTATGAGGCACCGGGTCGTATATTTCCGGCCGGCAAAATTGCATTTCAGAAAGACACGCATGGGACCGTATGGATGCTGTTGCCCTGCGGCCGTACTGTTCCTCATTATTCGGCGCACATAACTCCCGAAGGAGAAATGAACTTTTTCAGGGGGAAATTTGGTGCGATGATGCGTCAAAAAGCGTTCGGTGGAAGTTTGCTGGAGATAGCATGTTTTGCCGGCGATACTGAGGTACTAACAAATACGGGTTTTAGACGTATTGACGCAGTTACCGCTTACGATCTAGTATGGGACGGCGTTGAATGGGTTCCGCAGAAAGGCGCAGTATGTCAAGGAAAAAAGGTCGTGGTGGGGGTTTGTGGAACCCGCGTAACGTCGGACCATTTGATATTGTGTTCCGAAACGCCAATCCGCTGGGCGGCCGTGGGAGACATGTCAAGCAGCGAATTGAAATTGGCGACCGTTTTGGCGCACTCGTTGTTACCGGGTGGCTTAAACGCCCCGAAGGTGACTACGTGCGCGCTGACGTGGTTGTTCAATGTAGTTGCAAAGGTCCGGAAGAAATCAAACGTCGCAGTGACTTCAGATTGGTGCGCTTTAGTGGGTGTACCGTTTGCGCTCGAAAAATGTTTATCGACAATGCCACGGCTCGTGCATGGCGCGATATTTGTGAAAACGACGCCGTACGACTTAAACTTATTACAGCCATCTATGGCGCTCTTGGAAGATGCCACAATCCGAAATACAGGTCATGGAAGCACTATGGTGCCCGTGGTATCCAAGTATTTTGGCTGTGGCATGGCGATGAAGGTCCGCGCACTTTTCTGCGGTATCTTACGACACTTCCCGGACATGATAATCTTACTCTTGAACTGGATCGCATCAACAACGACGGAAATTACGAACCGGAAAACCTCTGTTTTTCAACACGTAAAAAACAAATGCTTAATCGCAGAAAAATTAATGACTTCGAAACGATCCGAACCGGTTTACGATTTGCTGGACTGTGGCCCTCGGAACCGCTTTATGATACGTACGCAAACGGGGCACTTTCTTTTGGCGCATAACTGCCAGAGCCTAACAAGAAGTTTAATTACGACCGCGGAAGCCGATATCGAAAATGAGTTACCGGACGTGGTATTGATACTGGATGTGTACGATTCAATTTTAGCTCTCGCACCGGCGGCTGTGGCGAAAGAACGTTCCGCACAAATACGCGAGATCATGAAACGACCTCGTTCATGGACGGCGGGATTACCACTAGATTGCGAAGGCTACGAAGCGCAACGCATGTCGAAGTAGGAGCAAATAAGGTGCATATCCGCATGGGACCGACTAATAACCCAAACGAACACGTATTATGTCTAGATGCTATAATCATTCATAACCGTAATGGTGTGGATTCGTATATTCGTCAAATTAAGCAGTTACGTGATACGCTGTGGCCGTTGGAAGAAACCGAACCGGAGCAGGTTTCATGAAACGTTCACGATCATGAACAATGGGACTGCCGCTTGATTGCGAAGGCTACGAGCCCCGAAGGATGTCGAAATGAAAGAACCGATGCACTTTTACGAAGCGAGAATGGAAGACCGAACGATGTGCGGCATTTTTATCGTCGGTCTCGAAAATAATGAGCACACAAAAGAAATAAGATTTGTAACGTGCACGAAATGTCTGGAAAAAGCTGGTATCAAACCGCCTGAAAAGAAGATCACCAATGACGAAAACTGAACAATACCGACGATGGCTGGCGGGCCACCTCTGGCGAGCACCGCTTTGTTCAGGATGGGTATCCGTTCACGGCGGGACTGCCAAACAATCCGAAGCGGTAAAGTATTGGCGTAAGCATGCTTACATAGAACAAAATGACTTTGGACTGGTTAGACTTACGGCAAAAGGTCGCGCCGCACTCGGTTTAGAGCCGATCGGTGAGTGATCAAGGTCTCGGCCGCTTCCTGGTCCGTGACATCGGACCGGACGAAGGTGCTCGCATCTTCGCCCTGACCGGCGACCGTATCGTCATGAAATATATGGGCTTTCGGGTGCACAATACCGTAGACGAGGCCCGCGACCTTATAGCGCAATACAAAAATTCGCCGTCGAAGTGGCAGGCCGTATGCCTCGACGGCGATCCTACGGATATCCTGGGAATCGTCGGATTGGAAGTCCAGGGTCATCAAGCGGCCGTCACGATCATGTTTCGCCGCGACTGGAAAGCGCGCGGTGCCGGGCGTGAGTTTTCAACGCCCTTCGTTAAGTGGATTTTCACGCACCCGCAAATCTGGCGCGTCTGGGCGTATTGCCATGTCGATAACATTCCGACGCAAAGAGTTCTGGAACGCATGGGAGCCGAGCGCGAAGGACGATTACGACGATTCGCGATATTCCCCAATCTATCCGGGGAACCGCAGGACGTTTATGTATACGGGATCATACGTTAAAACGCCGTTGCCAAAGAACCGAGGCCGCTGAACATCGAACCGATACCGCTACCTTTAGCACGCGAGTTCTCTGCTTGAGCCTTTGCAATCTGTGCTTGACTATTCATCTGCGCCACGTCAACACCTGCTTGTTGTCCTGTCGCTGTCGTGCCTACGCCGATCGCGTTGAACATGTTTCCGAGTGCGCTCTCGAGTTGCCCGAATTGTTGCTGGTTGCCGGCCAAATAATTCGTGTATGCCTGATTTGCAAACGTGTTGGCAATGCCGGTATCCGTCGTAGCGAGTGCGCGTTCGTTGGCGCCGGAAAGCAACTGACCTTTCGACGCGGCACTGCTATTTTGTACCTTATTAGCTACATCTATCGTGTACGCTGCGCCGGGAGAAGTTTCGTAATTTTTCATGAATGTGTTGTAATTCAGATTCGGATCGGCGCCGGCAACGGCATTGATGTTGCCGATCGCGCCGGACGCCGGATTCAAGAATGATTGCCCGAATTGATTGTACGGTGCCGTAGTGCCCTGAAAACCGGCGGAAGTGTTGTTTACGTTGCTTAGACCCGCAGACAAATCGCTCGCCGCAAGTGACGACCCGATCACCGTTCCCAGCCCCGAACCGAACGACATGAAATCATTCCTTGCAAGTGTATGACACTCTAGACTATGCTACTCGCCATGTCGTCGAAACGCAAACTCATGATCTCCGCTCGCATGTCGGCCGATCTTATCGAACGGGTCGATTTCGTCGCGCGAAACATCGATAGCGACGCACTGGCGACACGTACGATGGTCATCACCGCGGCCGTCGAATCGTGGCTGCCGGAAGCAGAAAAACGACTCTGTGAACTTGGCGTGCCGCCTCCACCAAGGAAGAAATGTTTCACGTGAAACAAAGCGAAAAGTGCCTCCACTATCGATGTCAACAATTCCTGGTCGAATCCGGCCTGTGGCGCCGATTGCTGATCTTTCACGTACCGAACGAACGTCGAGGTGACATTGGTACAGGTATCCATTTCAAACGCATGGGCGTGCGCCCCGGCGTTGCCGATTATCTCGTATTCGGCGCGACTCGTGATGTGGCTGTTGAATTAAAAGACGAAGAAGGCAAACAAACTACGGCCCAAAAACAATTTCAGCGTCAATGGGAAGCAACTGGAAAAGTGTATTTCGTCGTGCGGACTTTGGAAGAATTTCAAGGGATCATGAACGGAATAGCACTGTTCACTAAAACGGAAACGCTGTCCAGGTACCCACACCGGTCTTGATCCAGACACGTGCGCCGGCCGCGCCGGCTACGTCCCCATACCAGTCGCCGACAAGTCCAAGCCCGGATGCCGGCGCACCCGTGCCGTTGTGCGTGGCGCCTCCCCGGGTCTGGACAAAGGCGGTCGTAGCGAGCTGCGTCGTGTTGGTCCCTGCGGCAGCCGTGGGTGCGGCCGGGTTGCCCGTGAAGGTGGGAGAAGCCAACGGCGCCAGCAACGCTTCCGCAGCTTCGGCTCGCGTTGTTTCCGCGGCAATCGCTGCGGTATCCGTCGCCACCTGTGCAGTCAATGCTACGAGCCCGGTGACGTTGCCGGGATCGATGCCGCCTTGACTGTTGAATATGGCGGTCACCTCCAGAAGCCACCGGTTTAGTGCCGGATCGCGAGTAGCGATTGGAGGTGGCGGCGGTATTTTCAGAACCATAATCAGGTTCCCGGCGAAACGATGGCGAAAATTTCATCGAACGTAAACGGTGCTTGCGTACCACTATATTGCAAACGAAATTGACGACGCCGCCCGGTGCCGAAATTCCTGGCAATTGCACGGCTCGTACCCGGCTGCGGCAACGTCACATGCCGCACGCCGCGCCATGTGACACCGCGATCTTCGGACCAGTCCAGTTGAAATGTTCCGGCCGCGGGTCCCATGGAAGATGTAACATCGATCGAATCGAAAGTCTGTCGTGTTTCTTGTCCGTTCTTACCGGCAGAGATTAGATTTCCGGCGGAACCGCCGGCCCATGGCGTAATAATCGTGCGTGCGAGCGTACCGGCCGGTTCCGCGGCGTTATTAATATCGGTTGTGCATACGTGACCGGTATCAAGCCCGACATAAGTTACACCGCCGTCGTGCTCGGTAGCGCATCGCGCGGCGTGGTCAAGTCGGCCGGGAGACTGCCGATATGACCAGACCCCCGTTGATGACGAAAGTTCGATCGACCACTGACCGGGCAGCGTGAGCACATAAAAATCGTTTCCGCCGTGTCCGTAGGCGTAAGCCGTAAGTGTACTAAGTTGCGTCGTAGAAAGGCTTTGCAAGAGCAGATCAACCCACATAGGCGATACCGGCTGACCGGACTGACCGTTGCATATCCAAACGCGACGGTCTGTCGCAACGAATCCGATATTGTCACGAAGCACGGCAAGCGAAAGCCGCGCCGCAATACCTACTGAAATCAATGAGTTGGGATAGGCCGTGAAAGCAAAATCCGTAGCCGCTCCGGGATCGTACCATTGCTCGAGAGATCGCGAGCCCAGCGGCCAAAGAATGCGGCCCGATATCGCTAAATCGATAACTTTGTCCGCACGTGCTTCCTTCGTGGCGAAGTTCAGGCCCGGTACGTTGGCCGGTGCCAGCGCGACCGAAGAGAACATCTTGCTATCCTGGTTGGAGTAAAAATTCGATGCTCCCGCCCAAACGGTAAAGTTATCCAGTATCGCAGCCGCAGATGGGTCGAAATTGATTGATGCGTCGAGACCTGCGTTCACGACGCCACCGGATATCGTTGCGGTATAGCCGGTGCCCGCAAGTGCCGCATTGATCGTATTCTTGTTGGTAGCGATCACAAGTGCCGTGCGATCCTCCGCGAACCGGATGATCGGCTGCACCGAATCCACGGCAACGAAACCGGCCAAGAGTGGAGTTCCCGTTTCGACGCCGGACCATATCGAGCCGTCCGCATGTCCCGTCCATATCGTTTTGAGCGCATGCCCGATGGCGATGCATGGTGCCGTGGACGGACGGCACACTACATCCAGACCCGGGGCACCTATGAAGCGCATCTTTGCTGCTTTGCCTTCTGCCGGGCTCCGCGGCACCACGCGCACATTCACGAGCTTGGCAGCGCTTTGATCCAGGCCGTTCGGGTCCGCAAACGAGCCCATGATATCAATTGTGGACATGTTACGATCTTACCATTCGAAGCCACATTTGACCCCTGGCCCATTCCTTCCACTTCCGATGCGTTGCTTCGGCGTCCATGATGATCGGATCGGTCGGACTGAGCACGCGGCCGTAGGAGCCCATAATGCGTCGGCCGAGTAGGAGCACTGCGTCGTGCACGCCCTCCGGAGGGAGGGTTACAGGGTCGGTACCTGCCGTGTTGGTCAGGGCAGGCACCCGACCGCCGAACTCAATCAGCGCCCGCACGGAAGCCCGTGGCGGCTGCCATGCAGTGATGAGCACGGAACCGTCCGTCTGCCGTTCCTGATGCCACTTCGTAATGATACCGACTTGCGTTGTGCGTACCACGTCGGCGATCGGAGCCATCCGGGTTTCGCGGTTCACGGTCGCACTGATATCGTTCATGTAGATGGCGCGCACTGCAACTGCATCGTTCTGCACGAGATACAAGCTACTGCCGGTGCCGATCGAAAAAGTATAGATGCTGCCCGATACGCCGGGCGGCAATGTCGCCGTGACGCGCTGGATCAAATATTGGCATGCGCCGTCCGCCTGCTCGTTGCGCAGAATGTCGTTAAGCACGGGAACGTTGTTCGCTAAATCCGATGCAGTAGGTTGTTCCGCAGCATCAATAATGCCGAACAATCGAAGCGCCTGCGTTATCACATATGCTGCGTTGACGGTCATTACACCCCCACACGCGCCGCCCATGGCACACCGCGCACAGGATCGGACACGTCATTGTCAGTCAGTGAAACATTCGCGAGTTCCGCGCTCGCAACCGGTGGCGTCACAGTTCGCACGGAACTGGACGGAATGAACATGCCATCGTAATCGGCCGGC